CGGCGACAGATGACCTCTTTCAAGAGTATCCGGCGACGGATTTTGAGGCGCTCGCGCCGCGATCTCTTGATCGTCGTTTTGCTAGCGTTTGGCTGGCTGCTGTTGACGTTCGAGGTCCTGTTTTGGTCGGCGCGGGGCCGGCTGTTCCTGGGCTAAAAGTTTGGCGCCGGCCGCTGCCCGGTGAGGCGTTTGTCATTGGCGCCGATCCCGCCGAGGGGAACCCGCAAAGCGACAATTCTGCGGCCTCGGTAGTGGATCTGGCCGGTGAGCAGGTGGCGGCGTGGGCGGGGCGGTTTGAGCCGGCGGTGTTTGGGGCGCAGATTGCCGCGGTGAGCGTGTTCTTCAACGATGCGCTGGTGCTGGTGGAGCGGAACAATCACGGTCACGCGGTGCTGCTGTGGCTGCGGGAGTTTTCGGCGGTGCAGACGCTGCCGGGGTTGGACAAGAAACCGGGGTGGGCGACGACCGGTTCCAGCAAGCCGATGGCCTATGACAACGCGGCGGACGTGTTCCGTGAGGCCGGGTCAGTGATTCGAGATTCCGACACGCTGGAGGAGTTGGGTAACATCACGACCGGACTGTCCGCGCCGGATGGGTTGCATGACGATCGGGCAACGGCACAGGTGTTGGCGCTGGCGGCGCTGCGGTTTTGCAGCATAGGACCGAGTGTGTCGGCCTTATCGGTTCCGCCAGTGGACGTTATAGAACAGGCAGACAAGGGAGGTTGGTGACATGGCTGAACGTTCGATGGGTAGGGGTGTGAAGCTGTTCGTTGTGGCGCTGGTGGTGCTGGTGGTGGCCGCGGCGTTCATCGTTCCCGTCGTGGCCGCTGCGGTGGCGCGGGCGGGTGGCAATGGCCCGGTGGCGATTGAGTGCCAGTCGGGTTTCGCGTGCGGCGGTTGAGACTGAGGTGAAGTGTACTCGTCCGGCGTTTTTTATGGGCGTCGGACGAGTAGCCGGGCAGGTGATACGATGCTGATGGTGCAGGCGTGGGACAATCAGGGTGAGGCTCCCGAGGGTTGGGGGTCGCATATCATGGTGCGGTGGTGCGACTTCGAGCCGTTGCCGGGCGCCTACCGCCTTGATCTGTTCACGAGCGCCATTGAACGACGTGATCGGCCGTGTTACGTGCAGATCATCTTCAGCATGTTTGATCAGGTGGCCGGTGTACCGGTGGATCTGACGCCGCGACACCATAAACGGAGCATCAGACTGAGCGCTGGGGGCCTGGTCGGCGAGATTCCGAATTACGATGGCAAGTGGACAGAGGCGTACTGTCGGGCCGTCGAGGCGCTGGCTAACGGGTTGCGGGATCAGCGTCGGGTGGTAGGTTATTGGCATGCGGCGGGCTGGAATACGGAGACTCAGGCGGTACAGAGTTCGGTGCGCGGGGTGGCGTGGGGTACGGTCGCGCGACCGTTGCTCAGTCAGAACACGTACTACACCTTTATTTCTGTGAGTACGAAACGAGCTTTGGCGGCCTGGGGCAAGGTGTCGGTGTATCTGCCGGGCGCACCGGCCCCGGGCGCGTTGTGGGGTACGAAGCGGCGGGACGTGATTGCTGATTTGCTGCGGGCTGGGGCGGGATATCTGAACTGTGCGCTGTTGAGTGACAACGACACGAGCATCGAGGTGGGTGTCAGGGCTGGCCAGGGCATGTACGACATTGGCGTTTTGGCGGCGCGGCGTGGGTTCGAGGAAGGGCCGCGGCTGCACAAGAGCGATCCGATGGAGTTGTATTGGATGCTGCTACGGGCGGCTCACTGGCAGGCGGACTTCGTGAATTTGTATCGCAGCTTGAGTGCGCCCCAGGCGCCGATCATCAGTGATCTGCTGCCCCGGCCTGACGCGTGCTGGATTGTGTTTCGTGACGCTGAGTATCCCGTGCAGAAATTCAGCGCGGGCGGCAAAGTTTACGGGCAGGGCGGCGAGCCGGGCAACTGGGGTTGCGGCATTACGGCGGCCGTGGCGCCGGTGCGCCGGGGCACGGGGTACGGGTTTGACAGGTGGGTGCTGGTTGCTGAGCAGCCGTTGGTATTGCAAGTGGTTGGCGAGGACGGCTTGTGTGTAGTGACGATTTGGCGGCCGGATGGGAGCCAGGTGACTGGCGTTCACGCGCGCAATGGGGGGCGGCTGACGCTGCCGGCGGGTGAATATCATCGGGTGGATGTTGTGCCGTTGGCGGCGCTGACCCTGGAGGAGCGGGTCGTGTCGTTGGAGTGGCGGGTGCGGCTGCTGGAAGCGTTGGAAGCGCCGAACGTTTTGGCGGCGACATGAGCGAGGATTTTGAGTTGCCGAACACGGCGCACGGGGAAGCCCGGGTCATTGCGTCGAACGGGTTGCGGTTGCGGTCTGTGCCTCACCTGAGTGCGCCGGTGTTGGAATTGCTGCCGTGTGGCACGGTGGTCACCGTGTGGCAGACAGAGGGTCTGTGGTGGTGGGTGCAGACCGACTCTGGTGTGACAGGTTGGGTGCACAGCGAGTATTTGAAGGTGATCGAGGAGTTGGTGCGTGATGCGTAGATTGACGGTACGCGAACAACTGGCGGCGCGGCTGCGCGGATTGGCGAGTTGGTTGGCGCGCGTTGAGGCCGTGCCGGTGGGGAAGGCCGCTGACGGTTTGAGCGTCATCGAGCGCGGTGGCGGGCCACTGGATCGCAGTTGGGATGAGTTGAGCGGGCAGTTCAGCGATGCGTTGGAAGCCTGGCGGAAGAACCCTCTGGCCCGGCGCGTCATCGGGCTGATCACCAGTTACGTCGTCGGTGACGGCATCACGTTGACGTCCGCGTATGAACCGCTTAAGCGTTACTTGGTGAAGTGGTGGAGTGATCCGAAGAACCTGTTTGATCTGCGGCTCGCGCCGTGGAGCGATGAGCTGGCGCGATCCGGTGAGTTGTTCATCGCGTTGCATTTCAATCGGGTGGACGGCATGAGCTACGCGCGGACGGTGCCGGCGAGTGTGATCGATGGGATCCAGTGGGCTCCTGGGGATTACGAAGACGAAACGAGCTATCACGAGATGGTGGGTCTGGGTGATCCAGATTATGACCAGGGCGGGCGGACGTGGTACGCGCCGGCTGGCCTGGACGAGGACTTGGCAGACGCGAGCGGACGTTTCAAGCCGGTCATGCTGCACTTTGCGGTCAATCGGCCGGTGGGCTGCGTGCGTGGCGACTCCGACCTGGCAAGTATCCTCCCCTGGCTGCGGCGGTACTCGCGCTGGCTGGAAGATCGCGTCAGGTTGAATGCGGCGGTACGGGCTTTTTTGTGGATCGTGAAGGTGCCGCGCGCGCAGATCGCCGCGCGGCGGGCTGAGTTGATTTCTCCGCCCGAGGCCGGCAGCGTGCAGGTGATCGACAAAGACGGCGAGGAGTGGTCGGCGGTGGCGCCGACGTTGAATGCGCGGGATGCATTGGCCGACGGGCGGGCGATTCGCTGGATGGTGGCGGCGGGCGGGCCGGGCCTGGCGCTGACGGATTTTGGCGAAAGCGAGACGGCGAACCTGGCCGCGGCGACGGCGATGGCGGATCAGCGCAGCCGGTTCCTCAAGGCGCGACAGGCGTATTTCGGGTACATGCTGGCGCAGTTGGGGGTGGAAAGTTATAACCGGGCGGTGCGGTTGGGCCGCTGGCGGGGGCGGCAAGCGGCCCTGACTGACGTACTGTTGCGCTACTCCGATGTTTCGACGAACGACAACGCGGCGTTGGCGCAGTCGTCGGCGAGCATGGCGAATGCGCTTAACACGCTGTACGACATGGGCGTGAACGGGAACGCGTTCAAGCGGCTGGCGCTGCGGCTGGTGCTGCGCTTTGCTGGCGAACAGGTTGGCGAGACTGATCTTGACGGTCTCTTGACGGACCTGGTTGAGGCGGAATCCGTCGAGGGGTAAGGAGTCGAAGGATGAGTGAGACGAAGCAGGGCCTCGCACCCTGGGACCTGCGTACAGAACCGACGTTGGCCGAGACGCTGTGGGTGCTGGAAGGCGAGACGCGGTTGCCGGCGGACGCGGAGCGCCGGCGGGAGTTGCGGGCAAAGCTGGCCGCGGGCGAGCTTGACGAGTTGATCATCGAGGCGGTCGTGTTTCGGGCGGTGTATCCGAACCGGAATTACCTGCGGTTTCGTGACGAGGATCTCGAAGCGTTCGCCGCGAGTTTTGCCGGTCAGCCGTTCTTGCGGGATCACAACGATCGGGAAGTGGCAGCGCGGGGTGGGACGGTGCGGGCCTCGTGGTTGGAAGGGCGCGAGCTGATGCAGCGGATTGCGTTGACTGTGCCGCGTGACATCGAAGCGTTTCTGAACCAAACGATTGATCGCTTCTCGGTTGGTTGGTACTGGACGCCGCCGATGTGTTCCGTGTGTGGAAATGAGTGGCTGAGTCGGGACTGCTTGCACTGGCCGGGCCGGAAATATGCTGCCGGTGATTCGGGCAAGCGAGAGGTGTTGTGCGAGCTGGTCTTCGTGCAGCCGGCCGGGAAGGAAACGTCTGCGGTGAATGCGCCGGCCGTAGGTGGAACGGGAGTGCGGGGCGTATTGGCTGAACTCATGGTAGCCAAAGAGGAACTTGGGGAGGGTAGAGGGATGAGCGAGGAAACGATGGTCCCGGCTGTGAGCGCAGCCGGAGCGGTGGCACCGGCTGTTGTGTCGGTGGTGGACGTATCTGAGGTGGCCGCGTTGCTGGAAGCGCAGCGGTCGGTCGTGTTGGATGCGCGTTTGGCCGGGTCGGGTCTGCCGGTGGCGCTACAGGACGCGGTGCGGGCGACTCTGCCGGCGGATTGGACGGTGGCGAAGCTGGTCAGCCTGATTGAGGCGCAGCGCACCGCCTGGGCGGCGTTGGAAGCGGCGCGTACGGTGCAGGGCCATGATACGCCGCGCGATGGGCGTGTCTCCGGCATGATCACCGGGCTGGATGCGTTGACTGAGGCTTTGGGCGCGCTGATCGACGGTGTGCGGCCGAAGAACGTGCGGCCGCTGTCGGGGCTGCGTGAGGCGTACCTGTTGCTGAGTGGCGACTACGAGATGACCGGGCGTTACCATGCGGAGCGCGTGGAGCTGGCGGCGGTGGATTCGACCTCGATGGCGAACATCGTGGCCGATTTGCTGAACAAGCGGGTGGTCAACGCCTTCCAGAAGTACCCGCGCTGGTGGGAAGCCTTCGTCCGGCAAGAGGACTTCAACAGTCTGCAGACGGTGCAGTGGATCACCCTGGGCGGGATCGGAGCGCTGCCGACCGTGGCCGAAGGTGCGGCGTACACTGAGCTGGCTTGGGATGACTCGAAGGAGACCGCTTCCTGGGCCAAGAAGGGCGGCTACGTCGGCATCACCCTGGAGGCGATGGACAAGGATGACGTCGGTCGGCTGCGGAGTGCGCCGGCGGCGCTGGCACAGGCTGCGTACCTAACCCTGGGCCGCGCGGTGTCGAGCATCTTCACGTCGAGCAGTGGCGTCGGGCCGACGATGACGGACACGGGCGCGCTTTTCAACGCGACGGCGGTTGCTACGCCGGGTGGGCACGCGAACCTGCTGACGGCGGCGTTGTCTTCGGCGGCCTGGACGGCGGTCAAGCTGGCGATGCGCAAGCAGACTGAGCTTAACTCTGGCGAGCGCCTGGGTGGACTGGTCGTGCCGAAGTTCATGCTCGTACCGCCTGACTTGGAGAACGCTGCGTTGATTGTGCTGGCGAGTGAAGGTTACCCGGGCACGGCCAACAATGATATCAACTCTGAGGCGGAAGGGGATTCGCATAATGCGCGGCTGGCCGCGGCTCGGCGGCGGCTGATCGTCGTGGATTTCTGGACTGACACGAACGACTGGGCGGCGGTGGCTGATCCCAGCCTCTACCCGACGATCGGCGTAGGCTACCGCTACGGTCGGGTGCCGGAGATCTTCAGCGTGGCGGGCGACAATAACGGTCTGATGTTCACAAACGATGTGATGCCGGTCAAGGTGCGCTGGTTCTACGCGGTGGGTCCGATGGATTGGCGCGGCCTGGCGAAGAACAACGTGGCGGGCGGTTGAGGTCGCACGGGATCGGGGCCGACCGTGTCGGCCCCGATCCCGTGCTTACCCGGCGAATCGGCGCAGCCGCTTCGCCCCTATCAGGCATGGTGTGGAGGAAACGACAATGGACGGAATGAGGTTTGTGGTGCCGCTGCATGGGCATGGAACCCTGGCGGCTGACATGATCATGCACTACAAGCTGCCGTGCGGGGCGACGCTGGTG